TATCATATTCGTGGCTTTATAGATAAGCCTATTAAAATCAAAAAAGAAATGCATATAATCGACTATAAAAGCTCTAAATACAAGTTTAGGGGTGATGACCTTGAGGCTAATATTCAAGCTATGATGTATAGTCTAGCAAGCAAGAAATTATGGCCAAAATTGAAACCAATAGTTAAGTTCTTATTTCTTAGGTTTCCAAAACAACCAATTCAACAATTAGTATTTGATGATAATCAAATTAAGGGATTCGAACATTATCTTGAGCATATTAATGATTATGTTAACAAATTTGATGAGGAATCTGCTAGATCAAACTTTGCGATAGATAGCACTAAGAATAAATGGATGTGTCAAGTTGGTGGATGGAAGTGTCCATATAAAGATCCATATAAATATTATGTTAAAGTAAATGATAAAGGCGAAGTAATAGAAACTAGTCTAGAAGATAATTTTAAAGATATAGAAGGATTTAAAGTAGAAACTCGAACATACGAAGGATGTCCAAAATTTCAAACTAGTTCTGATAAAAATGAGTTTCTTGACGACTCAAAAGACGAATTTTTAGATTGATATATTTATAAATTCCTGTTATATTGGTAAAAATGATACCCTTATTTAAATCTCATTATTCTTTAGGAAGATCTATTCTTACTTTAGAGGATAAGTCTGAAAGAGATGAGTATCCAGACTCTATTATTCAAATAGCTAAACAAAATAAATTAAAAGAAATATTCCTAGTAGAGGATAATATGTCGTCATTTCTTGAAGCTTATACAAATTGCAAGAACAACGATATTAAATTAAATTATGGATTAAGAATTTCAGTCACAGAGTCGATGTCTGATAAAACCGATGAGTCAAGAGTAAAAAACTCAAAATTGATACTTTTCTTTAAAAATAAAAAAGGTTATGAATCTTTAACTAAGCTATTCAGTATTGGAGCAAAAGATGGTTTTTATTATGAACCTAGACTAGATTATACGACAATAAAGAATAACTGGTCAGATGACTTAATTATGGGTATTCCATTTTATGATTCTTTTATATTTAATAATACTCTAAAAAATAGCATATGCGTTCCTCAAATAGATTTTACTAAACCAGTGGTATTTATTGAACAGAACGAACTACCTTTTGATTTTCTTATTAAAGATAAAATGCTATCATTCGCAGAAAAGAATAAACTAGAAGTTTTTAATGCAAAAAGTATTTATTATACTGACAGAAAAGACTTTAAAACATATTTGACCTTTAGATGCATCAATAAAAGAACTGTTTTAAATAAACCAGATCTTGAACATATGAGCAGTAATGAATTTTGTTTTGAAAGCTGGAAAGATAAAAAATGATCACCAAAGACCCACAAAAGATCGTAGGAGAATACAATCAAAAGATTAGGCAAAGGGAAGATAATGAAGATAGATCTTTGGGCTATAGAAATATGATTTATGCTCAAGATAAACTTTATTGTATTGATTTAGATTTAGCTTGTATGATTAATTTAGAAAATGGTCTACCTAAAATGGTAGCTGGATTAGAATTAACGCGAATTGGTCATCATAAGTTTCAGCCTCGAGATAATTATTTTAAAGCAATTATCAGAAGATATAGAAAAGATGCGCAAAAAAAATATAGTATATATATAACAGGATGTTGTAGTGCGCCATCTATTATAGTAGCATTTTCCGAAGATTTAATGAATTTTTATCTTTATAATTTAACAAAAGATAATAACAAATGGTTTTATCAAAATAGACTAAGGCATCTAGAATGGCATTACGAGATAAGAAATATGGAAACTCCCCGTGATGTTTATGAAAAAAATAAGATGGATTCATATCAAAAATCATTTATAATAGAGATATAAAATTATGGACGAACATCTTCTAAGATATAATAAAAATAAAACTTTGGTATTCATAGATTGCGAGACATTTAATCTTTGCCTTAATTTCTGCCATAATATTCCATGGCAAATAGCTATGCTAAAAGTCCAAGGAGATAAAAAGATAGATCAAAAGAATTTTTATTTAAAATGGCAAACAGATTTAAAAATCAGTCAAGACGCAGCCAGAATTACAAGATATGATCATAAGAAAGTTCAAAAAGAGGGACACGATCCAAAAGAAATATTTCCAACGATTAAAGATTGGCTAGATAATGCAGATTATATTATTGGACATAATACCCTTGGATTTGACATTTATCTTATAAAAGAGTATTATAAATACATGAGTTGTAATTGGGATCATCTTGTAAGTAAATTTATTGATACAAATGCAATAGCAAGAGGTATAAAATATGAAATGCCTTACAATTCAAAAGATAACTTAACTGAATATCAATATAAAATTCTTCATACTAGAAAAAAGAATGTTAAAAGCTCTCTGACTTTCCTAGGAAAAGAAAATGGAATAGAGCATGATTACGAAAAACTTCATGATGCTATTAATGATCTTGACTTGAATTTAAAAGTATGGAATAAATTGAAATGGCAATTAGAGGTATAACATGGCATCATTAGACGATATTTATGATATAATACAAAAACTAGAAGATGGTGGAATAGAGTATTTACTTATTACTGTCCAAAAAGGTAAGAAACAAGGTAAAGCAGACGTATTCTTTAGTTTAAAGGATAAAGCATCTATGAAAATATTAGCAACTGGATTAGATGCTTTTAATAAAGAAATAGATAACATTGATAAAGAAGATGAAGACGATGAATAATATTTTAAAAGACGAAGAATTATATAGTAAATTTACTACTACTGACCTTGGACTACATGGGGTAAGACTTCCAGAATTTAATATTGATGCATCCTTAAAAAGACATCTTAATATTAGCGAAGATGTTTCTAATTATGATTTTCTTAGAGCATTAGCTTTGAATGGTTTTAAGGATTTAAAAATAGAAAAAGACAATAAAGATTACAAGAAATACGTTGACCGAGCAAAATACGAACTAGAAACATTAAAAGAATTAGGGTTCACAGATTATATTTTATTAGTATGGGATGTTATTAATTTTTGTAAAACAAATAGCATACCAGTTGGATTAGGTAGAGGTTCGGCGGCTGGTTCACTTATTCTTTATCTAATCGGCGTAACTAGAATTGATCCAGTTAAATATGACCTTTATTTCGAAAGATTTATATCAAAGATTCGAGCTAAAAAGCAGGTTATTGATGGCATAACATATCTTGATGGTAGTTTGATGTGTGATGTTGATTTGGATATTTGTTATTATAATCGCCAAAAAGTATTACAGTATTTAGAATCTAAATTTAAAGGTAAAACTAGCAAAATCTTAACCCTTAATACCCTGAGTGGAAAACTGTTAATTAAGGAGTGCGGTAAAATCGTTGGAGAAAAAACAGAAGAAGAGATGACGAATATTTCTTCATTGATTCCAAAAGTTTATGGTCAAGTTAAAGATATTAATACTGCATATGAAGAAGTAGAAAAATTTAAAGATTGGTGTGATGAAAATAAAGAAACATTTCAAATCGCCTTAAAGCTAAGAGATCTTATCAAAAATAAAGGAGTTCACCCATCTGGAGTTCTTCTTTCTTATTATAATTTAGAAACAGTATGCCCAACAGAATTCTCTTCTGATAAAGAACCAGTTTCAAGTTTCGATATGAATTGGGTTAGTTTATTTAATATTAAACTCGATATCTTGGGCTTAAGAAGCGTTTCAGTTGTAGATGATGTTTGTAAAAACATTGGCATTAAAGTAGAAGATATTGACTTAAATCATGAATCTATTTATAGAAATCTACAAGATCTAAAGTCTCCTCATGGACTATTTCAAATCGAAGCAGAAACCAACTTTAGAGTTTGTCAAAAAGTAAAACCAAAGAATCTAGAAGAACTTAGTGGAGTATTAGCTCTAGCAAGACCTGGAGCATTACAATTCGTAGATAAGTATGCTGCCCATACAAATTATCAACAATCAGAAAGTATTCATCCATTCTTTGATGATATTTTGAAACAAACTGGTGGAGTAGCATTGTATCAAGAGCAATTGATGAAAATGGCTAATAAGATTGGATTTACTTTGGATGAGGCAGAAATCTTAAGAAGAATCGTAGGTAAAAAGAAAACTGAAGAGATCAAAGCTTGGAAAAAGAAGATTGAATCAAAAATCAAAGAAAATAAAATACCAAAAGAAGTAGGAGAAATTCTATGGAAGATTCTAGAGGACTCTGCAAATTACTCCTTCAATAAGAGTCATTCGCTTGCTTATGCAGCTTTAGCTGCAGTTACAATTTATTTGAAATTTAATCATCCTCAACAATTCTTTTTATCTTTATTAAAAATGAGTAGAAACGAACCAGATCCAATTGGTGAAATCTCTAAGATTCAAAAAGAGATGCATGAATTTGATATCAAACTTCTTCCTCCCCATATTATCAAATCAGAAATGGACTTCTCAATAGAAGATAAAGATATTAGATTTGGCTTATTATCTATCAAAGGAATTAGTGATAAATCTATTGAAAAACTAAATAGTTTTAGAAATAAATATTCTAATAAGTTTGAAATTTTTCAAGCAGCAGAAGAAGCTAATCTTAATATTGGAGTATTATCATCCCTAATTCAAGCAGGAGCATTGAGTGGCTTTAATCAATCTAGAAGTAAAATTGTATTAGAAGCTCAATTATGGAATATTTTAACATCTAAAGAGAAAAAGTATTCAATTTCATTCGCAGATAAGTTTGATTATGATTTGATTAAAATTATCAAGCATCTCAATAAATTTACTGATGAAAAGAATCATTTTGTTATTAAAGATAATAGATTAAATACTATTAAAGCAAAATATGCGCCATATCTTGAAATCTATAATCAGAATAGCAAAAGTGAAAGCTTTGCTAATTGGTATTATGAAAAGAAACTGTTGGGATATACATATAACAAAAATTTAAGAGACATCTTCGCAGAGAAAAGAGAAAACCTTAAATATGTTAGCGATATTATAGATGAACCAGTTAATAGTAAAGTGGCATTTGTTGGTCAAATAGAAGAAGTATATACTGGCGTATCTAAAAATGAAAAGAAAACTAGATATGTAAGGCTAAAAATATCAGATGAAACCAGCTCAATTAGCGTACTAATATTTAATGATAATATTGAGAATAATAAATTATTAAATAATAAAGCTTTCGAAGAAGGAAATATTGTTATCGCAAAGGGCTCAAAGAGGGATGATTGTATATTTGGAGACTTAATAGCTATTCAAGATCATCAAATTTATATGAAATTAAATGACTTAAAAAAGACAGATAAAAATAATTGACATTTCTAAATATAGATAGTAACATTAAGTAATATGATATCATTCTATAAACCAAATAGTAAAAATACAGGCACAGCTTGTAGTTTCAGCGTAAACTCAAAAGATAATTCAGTATGGGGATCACTAATCAAGCAAAGCTCTTGGAATGATGCTAAAAAGATTGGTTCTTTCTCTGAAAATCAAAATAACCCCAATAAGAGTGTTAAAGTTAAATTTTCATTAACAGAAGCAGCTGGACTCCTTGATTCTCTAGAAAGAAACACCGAATTTTCAGCTTATCACACATCAGAGAAACAAATTACAAAAATTAAACTAGCTCCCTATATTAGGGATGAAAAGCAAGTTGGATTCTCGTATAGCGTAAATAAAGAAGACAAGCAAAATGTTGAAAACAAACAATCATATCTGATTGGTTTTTATTTTAACGAAGCAAGATTATTAAAAGAATTTTTGACTTATTCTTTAAATTCTGTTTTTGAAGCTCAACGAATCGAAGCTATAAAGAAAGCGAAAAATTCCACAAAAGAAACTAAAGAAGTTGGCGAAGGTAATCAAGAAGATAGCGAACTCTGGTAATGGAACGAAAAAAGAAAGTTTTAATACAAACAGATTTCTCTCTAGCCAAAACTGGCTTTGGAAGAAATGCTAAAACTTTACTTAAGCATTTATACGCCACAAATAAATATGATTTAGTTCATTATTCATGCGGAATGACTTATGATCATCCAGAATTCAAGAAAACTCCTTGGAAAACCGTAGGCTCTTTGCCTAATACTCAACAAGAACTTGATCAATTAAATAGAGATCCTAATTTAGCTAGAATGGCTAGTTATGGAGCACATCTTTTAGATAAAGTTATTAATGACGAAAAACCAGATGTTTATATCGCTATTCAAGATATTTGGGGAGTTGATTTTGCTATAGAAAAGTCTTGGTTTAATAAAATTGCGTCTGTAATTTGGACTACTTTAGATTCACTTCCTATTCTTCAATCTGCCGTCACCAATGCTCCGAAGATTAAGAACTACTGGATTTGGAGTAATTTCGCTACAAAAGCTTTGCATAAACTTGGATATAGCCACGTTAAGACCGTGCATGGTTCGCTCGAAGATCAAGAATTTTATCGTTTATCGGATTTTGACAGAAATCAACTTAGAAAAAAACATAACATTCCGCAAGATGCTTTTATAACTGGGTTTGTTTTTAGAAATCAATTAAGAAAAAGTGTTCCAAATTTATTACAAGGTTACGCTTTATGGAAAAAGAATAATCCAGAAATTAAAAATACATATCTTCTTCTACATACTCATTGGGGTGAAGGATGGAATATTCATAAACTTGCTTCAGAATTTGGAGTCAATCATAACGAAATATTAACAACTTATATTTGTAGAAATTGTGGAGAATATGAAATTAAACCATTTTCTGGACCAGATACAGACTGTAAATTTTGTAAAGCACAAAAAAGCCAAACCACAACAAATGTATCGGTTGGAGTTACAGAGCAACAACTAAACGAAGTTTATAATTTTATGGACGTTTATTGTCATCCATTTACAAGTGGTGGACAAGAAATACCGATTCAAGAAGCAAAATTAACTGAACTTATTACTCTTGTTACAAATTATAGTTGCGGAGAAGAAATGTGTGAACCAGACGCTAATTCTCTCGCCTTGGAATGGAATGAATATAGAGAGCATGGTACAGAATTTATTAAAGCCTCCACTTATCCAGAATCAATAGCTAAACAATTAAATATTGTATATAAAATGCCACAACACAAAAGACTTGAAATGGGTAAAAAAGCTAGAGAATGGACTATTAAAAATTTCGGTATCCAAAATGTAGGAAAATCTATAGAAGAATTTATAGACAATCAACAACTAACAGATTGGACTAAAGTACTAGAAAACTCTCAAGACAAGAAAGATCCATATTTTCAAATACCTAATATTTTAGATGATGGCGATTGGATATTATCAATGTATCATAATATCCTCAAAATGAAGAGCATTGACAAAAATGATTCTGGCTATCAATACTGGATGAGTGAATTGGCTAAAGGCGCAAAAAGACAAGATTTAGAAAATTATTTCAGAAATGTAGCTTTAAAAGAAAGCGGAGAAGACAAACAAGTAAAATTCGAAGATCATTTAGATAAAAATGATAAAGGTAGAGTAATTTATGTTATGCCAGAGAGCGCTGGAGATATCTTCCTTAGTACATCATTATTTAAATCTATTAAAAACAGATATCCAGATTATAGTTTATATGTTGCTACAAAACCACAATACAAAGAAATTCTAGAAGGTAATCCTTATGTTCATAAATGGATCGAATACAATCCAATCATGGATAATTTAATTTGGCTAGAGGGCAACAATCAACATGACGGTTATTTTGATATTGCTTATTTACCATATACCTGCACTCAAAGAAATTTGAATTATCTTCATAATGGTTTAGATAAAATAGAATTTCAATTAAGTTAATATATCATAAATAAATGAGACTCTTAGACACATACGCAACAAATACAGGATCAAAAATAGACAAACCATTTATATATACAAAATATTTTCCACTCCCACCACAAGAATATATAACAATTCAAAGCCAAACCCCTTATGATTCTAGAAATTATTCATATTGGCAAGAAGTTATTAATTTACTACAACCATTTTTATCAAAAGCTAATATTTGTATAGTTCAAGTAGGAACAAAAGATGAAAAGCAATTAGGTGGAGTAATTAATCTGCTAGGACAAACCAATATAAATCAATTAGCCTATATTATTCAAAATTCTAAATTGCATTTTGGCGCAGATAGTCTTTGCGTACATTTAGCTTCAAGTTTCGATCTTCCTATAGTTTCATTATATAGTATTAGTAATCCCAGTGTAGCTGGCCCACATTTTGGAAATAAAAATAAACATATTTTATTAAAAGGATACGAAAGAGTTGGAAATAAAAAGCCGTCTTATTCACAAGTAGAAGCTCCCAAATGTATTGATGCTATTAAACCAGAAGAAATCGCAGAAGGTATATTGAAATTATTAAATATCGAATTTCCTAAAATGCCAGAAACATTATTTATTGGTCAAGATTTTAATCTTAAAAGTTTTGAGATTATACCAGATCAACCCATGGATCTTAGCTCCATACCAGTTGAAAACCCAATTATTAGATTAGATTATTGTTTTAACGAAGAAGCTTTAGAATCAATTTTATCACAAAGAAAAAGCATAATTTTTACTAATAAGCCTATTAAAAAAGATATAATTGAAAAATACAAACAAAATATCAATCAATTAATATATATTATTGAAGAAGATAATAGCGTAAATTTTGTTAAATTATTAAAGAGTAATTCTATTAATTATGTTTTACTATCGTTCCTACCAGAAGAAGTTTTAAATAAATTTAAAATTGATTATATGGATTATAATTTAATCGTTAATAGGAAGCACAAGACTAAAGAAGAAACAAAAATATCAAATATTGATAATCTTTATTACAATTCTTCAAGAACATTATATTCTTCTAAAGGCAAAAATGTATCTAGATACGACTGGTTAAATGGAACTGGCAATAAAGTAGTCGATGATATTGAATTTTGGAAAGAAGCAGATAATTTTTATATTTTTAAGTTGACTTGATATACAATACATAGTATCATTACTAAATGAGCCCTAAAATCAAATCAGAAGAAAATACAGTTTCAATTGGTAGTTCGGAGTTATTTAATGTCGTGAATAAAGGATTAGATATTCAAATTGAGAATCCTGCAACACAAACCCTTCAAGTTACTCCTCCAAAGTTAGTAACTAGAAATAAGTATGGTCTTATTGAAGATCAAACTTTAAATTATATATTTAATGATGATGGAACCATAAATTGGCGCAAAATGGTTAAAGTTGAGCATCTTGTTCCTAATAGACAAAAAACTCAGGAAACAGATGTTTCAAAACTTCAAGATAAAGATCTTCTTATACTTTTAGGTGGAATTAAAGAATTAGCTCAAATTAGGGGCTATACTAGCGTTGAATATAAAGTAGTTGCAGCTTCTGAAAATTATTTCGCAACAAGTTGTAGAATTACTTGGCTACCAAATTATGAAACTGGTGGAAAAGAGGTGGTTTTTGAATCGCTTGCTGATGCCACTTTAAATAATACAAAGAATTTCGCCAGATTCTTCTTGGCCGCAATCGCTGAGAATAGAGCATTTGTGCGTTGCGTGCGTAACTTCTTAAAGATTAATATTGTTTCCCAAGAAGAACTTGGAGATGCAAAGCTTCTTGATGATTCTTCTTCTGTAAATGAAAATCCAACTTCTCCACAATCATTACTTGAAAAAGTTATGAAAGAAAAGAATGTTAATTTTGAAGCACTAAAGAAAAGACTAATTAAAGATAATTTTGATAACGCAGAAAATTTAAACTCTATATCAGATATACCTAAAGTCAAGTTGTTTGAATTGATAGATAGAATCAAGAAGATCAAAGATTAATGTAATACGAAATAATATAATGTGTAAATTATATTATGGACGCAAAAACAGCATATTGCTATTTAAATTGTACTCAATCAGCAAATTGTTGCGGAACTTGTGGAGAATGTCCAGATTGTTGCGAAGATTGTCCTACAAATTATTCAAATTTTTCTGATACAGCATATTTTAAAGATGGAAATTTTTATAAAAATTTTACAAGCACTCATTCTTCTTTTCGAAGCGAAAACTGGTCAGATACGTCAACGCATAAACTTGATTCTACTAATATTACGTCTACCTATAAAAGTAAAGAAAATAGATGTTTAGTTAATGGATCAAGCTACAGGGTGGTATCTTTTGATGATGGAGATCAAACGGTTACTTCGGCATCTTATAGTGGAACTAGCGCTTATGGTTGTGGGTGCGATACTAACGATGATTGTTTTCTTGGAGGCAGGTGCGTTGGTCCTAATGGTGACGCTTATCCTTGTTGTGGTAGCTTTACCCCAAGCTGCGGAACTTGCGAGGACGATACATGCCCAACATTTAATCCTGGTTGTAGTGGATTAGAATGCGTTTGTTCTGAAGAAGAGATAGCTAATGGAGACTGCGAAGGGAGTTATTCAGTATCAAGTTCAGCAAAAATTACTTTTGAAGACACGGTGCAACTTTATAATTCAAGAGGAGAAGTGGTTGATCCTAGTTTTATTGGTGCTAGTTATGATCCATGTAATCCATGTGCAACATGGAGCGCGGCATGCCATTTCTTTCATCCTTAATTAATAATCTTTATATTTTACCAATTGGTTTCTAACGAAATATAAATTAATAAAAAATCCACAAAAAGCACTTAATAAGTTGCTAAAATAAGAGTAAGTCAATAAATCAAAGGGATTAATAAAAAAACTAACAGCTAAAGATATCCAAAAACTAGAGCATTCGTGACAAAGTAAAGGTTTGTGAATATATGGTATCTTAGCTATAAAATTTCTAAAAGGCCTAGCAATCTCAGTATCACTCCAAGCATAAGTTACTCCCAAGCAAACAAATAAATACGCTAAGAATTGATAAAACATTTAAATAAAATAAACAACTAATTTATCTTCTTTTTCGACAACAGAAAATGATTTAAAATTTATTTTTTCTTCACTTAGTTTTTTAGCAAGATTTTTCCAATCTTCTTCTGTTTTGCCAATTTCAAATATTCTTCCGCCACTGTTTCTAAACATGTTTTGTTGCATCATTTGCATATGGTTCTCCATTGGGTTAGTTGGTATTTGTGTTTTTTTAATTTCTTCTGTTTTTTCTTGTGTTAATTTCTTAACCTCTTCATTATTGATAAGATTATTGAAATAATCTTGTTCAGTAGTAATTTTCCCTTGAAGATGAGCTTTTACTCTATTTTTACAAGAACAATTTGGATTATTTCTAGAACTAGTAAGATCAGCTAAAATTTCTGGAAACTTATCCTTAAGGGAATCAAAGAATACATCATTTTTTATAAAAGTATTAAAAAACACTGGCGAATTAAGTAGTTCTTGAAATGTCATATTTATTATATTATAATATATATATTATTAAAAATCTAAAAATTATGGTTGAAGATAAGATATTCTATTTGCATTAAATTTTCCTTCGCCATCACTACTAAGTGATGAATTAAAATTATTATCTACATCCATAAAATTAAATGTTGCTAAATTTGAACTAGATTGATATTTTTTTATCGATATATATTGACCAGAAGTATTAATATAGCCTGAATTTGGCAAATTCAAGGCATTTGAATAATATAGATTATCGCTTGCGCTTAAATCAAGCGTCACTTCTTGTTTAATTGGATATTGAATATATACATTATCTGGCAAATAATTTCCAATACTGTAATTAGTAATACGATTTATATCAATATTAATTACAAATGATTGAAGCCTATTAGAGCTAACAATTGGAATATTTGTATCTATAAAAGATGGATCTCCAACATTAAATGTATTTAAATTTACTGGTTTTGGGCTAAAGGATATTTCAGAAGCTGGCCAATTAAAAATAACTCCTCTTATATCAACGCTTGGATATTCTCCTAGTTTATAATTTAAAGAATAATTGGTCAAGTAACCATTTGTAAATGTTACATATTTACTACCATATTCAACTTTGCCAGAAAATGAGTTAATTCCAGTATAAGGTAAAAATCTATCAGTATCACTTAATATGTAAGATAGATCAAATTCAGCCACTGGTAATCCATTTTTTGTATAACTAATTGAATCATTTATAGATATTTTGGGATTTATTTTCAAATCAACTACAACATTAAAACTTTTTATTCCAGATACCAAGGAATCATTTAGATAAAAGTTTTGATTTTCTATAGTATATACATTAAACATTAACTATAATTACACTACTTTTAAGTGTAAAATATAGGAGGTAAAAGGTATATGGCAAGTATTTACGATACAGTTCCAAATTGGAGCGGGAGTACTATTTATAGTAAGTACAATATAGTGCTTGCTAGTGACGGAAGATATTATTATTCAGTGATAGATTCTAATTCTGGATCTGGAAATAATCCAATAACCCCCGAGAATCTTCAAGTTGATTGGGATGGGTATATTATTTTGAATGGAAATTTAATACCCAATTTTTGGTGGAAACCATCATATAATTCTAAAATTTTAAATAAACCTAAAATGAAAAATATAAAATTTGGAAATGGATATGAACAAAGAATTATCGATGGAATTAATAATAATCTTAAAGAAATAGATTTTATTTTTGAGAATAGAAGCGAGAATGAAACTGTGTCTATTTTACATTTTTTAAATGCAAGAAATTCTCAAGAAAGTTTTATATATAATCTACCAACTATATATTCTAAATCAACATTAACTACTAGATTTGTGTGTCCAGAATGGTCTAGCACTTATATATCTTATAATAATTATACAATAGAAACTAAATTCCAAGAGGTCCCAGTATAAAATGATTACTCCCTCAACTCAATCTCAAGCTTTTAATTTAATTGCGAGTGGGTCAAAAGCTATAAATAGCGAAATAGGATCATTAACTCCATCTGCAATGATTAGTTTTTATGAAATTGATCTATCTGAAATATCTCCAACAATAGCTGCTTCTACTAATTTTTCTGCAAGCGCAAATCAACCAATTACTAATGGGATATTCAGGGTTTATAATGATTATAATTTGTACAAAATATCCAATAATCCATATGGTACAATAAAATGGCAAGATAATATTTATTATCCATTCCCAATTCAAGCTGAAGGATTTGAATATTCAACCGCTGGTACTCTGCCGACTCCTCGTCTTATAATAGCTAATTGGAATCCAGATAGAACTCAAAATTCTTTTTTTAATTATATTAGAATGCAAATAGAATCTTTAGGTGATATTGTTGGAGCAAAATTCACTAGGGTTAGAACTTTTTTAAAATTTTTAGATGGTTCTAATTTTGAAAATGGAGTTAATCCATACAATAATAATCCAAATTTATATGAAATGGAATTACCAAATGACATATACTATATTGATCGTAAAAGTGTAGAGAATAAAGACCTTATAGAATATGAATTATCAACCACTCTAGATCTAGAAAATATTACTTTACCAGGAAGAACAATTTATTCAAAAAAATGTCCATTTCAATATAGAGGAGAAGGATGTTGTTATGAATATAATAGTAGATTGTCATATATACATAGCGGGGTTTATGCTTACGTTGATAATCCAAATATATCAGTAAAAGGTCTTCTAACTGCTCCACCAGTATCTACTATTAATGATGAATTATTCGTTGGTTCAGTTTTTTCAACAGGAGACGCAGCGGGTGTAACAGCAATAAATAGACTAACTGGAACTCTAGGAAATAAAGGCTCATGGCAGGAAAATGTAAATTATGTCTCTGGAGATTTTACTTTTATAAATAAAAATGGTATATCTTTTTATTATGTATGCACACAAAATCATACTTCTGATTTCTTAAACAATGTTCCTCCCAATAAAATATACTGGACCGATGATAGTTGCTCTAAAAGTATAAATGCATGCAGATTAAGATGGCTTAAAAATCCAGCTTTTAGACCAGTAATATGGCCAGAAAATAGAGGTGGATGGAATACTACTACAACTGATAGATATTTAACCAGAGCAGTTTATGCTTTTGGAAACTTAACTTGGGTGACTGGAGTAAATAATACATATATAGATTTCCCTAGAAGACCAGGTTCCGAAGATCCAAGGTCTCCACAAGCACATGGAATTCCAAAAGATGCAAATGGAAATTATTTAAATGGATTTCTACCTTTTGGTGGATTTCCTGGTACAAGAGTTCCTGGAGAATAAAATGATAGACAAAAGAATAAAAAATTCTATCAAAAAATATTCTAAAAATGAATATCCGAAGGAATGTTGTGGTTTTATTATAAAAGAAAATGATAAATTTAAATGTATACCTACTGAAAATATATCTAAAAACCCAGAAGAAAATTTTGAAATTCCAAGTATAGATTTTTTAAATATTAAAAATAAATATAAAAAAATATATTACATATACCATAGTCATACAAATGAAAATAAAGATTTTTCAGAAAAAGATATAAATTGTTCAGATATTCTGAATATACCAATTATAATGTATAATACAAAATATGATATTTTAAAAATACATGAACCAATAAAAATGAAACAAGAATATGTGGGTAGATATTATCAACATGGAAAATATGACTGCTTTAAACTAATAGAAGATTTTTATAAAAATGAATTAAATATTACTTTTGACTATGATAGAAATTTTTATAAAAAATCTTTAACAGAAATGAATATAAAAGATGAAATATTTAAACATTTTGAAAAAAATAATTTTGAGATTATAAGGGACCAAAATTATCAAATTAATGATATATTTTTAATAGATTTTTTTGGTGTAAAAGATCCTAAACATTTTGCTTTATATTTAGGAGATTTTAAAATATTGCATCAACCTATGTCTGGATTTTCAAAAATAGAAAGTTATTCAACTTTTTACAAAAAGAATACTTTTGCTATTTTTAGGTTAAAAAAATGATAAGAGTTAATTTACACGGTAAACTTGGTGAGGATATTGGTTCCGAATGGGATCTAGAAGTCGATTCTGTAGCAGAAGCTCTTAGGGCAATCGAAGCTAATACTAAAAAATTAAGAAAATGGATAGTTAATTATAAAGATATATGTACATATCAAATATTAGTTAATAAATCTTCTCTATTTGACGAAAATAAAGTTTTTAATAAAACAAGTGATGTATTAAATTCTGAATTTTATTTAAATATTAAAGATAAAATTCAAGTGATAGATCTTATTCCAGTAATCGAAGGGTCGGGCGCGATTCTGCAAATAATAGTTGGTGTTATTGCTGTAATCGCGGCCGTTATGTTAGCGGTTTTAAGCATGGGAGCTCTATTACTTCCAGCTGTTGCATTGGGTGTGGCTGGGTTAGGATTAATTGCGGGTGGAACTTCTACTCTTTTAAGTAAACCTCCATCATTAGATCTTGGTAGTCCTCCTAGCGCTGGTGGGGGCGGACAAGATGATCCTTTCGTTGGAATAACTCCTGATCCAATTGGGCAAGGATCTGCACCAGGAACAAATAGTAGAGGTACAGTTCCTTATCTTTTTAATGGTCCGAATAATACAGTTGGTGAGGGTGGACCAGTTCCAGTTGGATATGGAGAGCTTATTATAGGAAGCAATAATGTTTTTGCTAGCTACGATATAAATTATAGAGCTTTTATAACAAATTATTCAGCCACAGATGGAACAGTAAATGTAGAAGGTAATAGTTCATATTTATTTAATAGCGATGGATTTTTGATGAATCAAACTCCTTCGTTTAACGAACCAATGTAATTATATGGCTGGAGGATCAAATAAATGGGCAGAGGGATATGGTTATATTTTATTTCCTGCAAATATAGCTAGAAGCACTACTAGTTTTAATTTTCCAGAAAGTACTGCGATGGATGAACCTGGAATCTCATTATCTTTTTCTGGAATAATTCCATATGGAACGGCAGCCAATACTAATTATTGGGGAGCTGGACCTAGCGGTGGCTATACTTCTTATAGTACAATGCGAGTTTTAACTGGCACTAATGTAAGGCAATGGTGGAGTTCTCCTTATCTACAAGTTGGTGGTCCAAGCATGACCTTCGCGCAACTTCAAGCAACAAATGCTCCAGATTTAAGAACAATATACAAAGCTAATAATGTAGCTACGGGTTCAGATCTTGATCCTACGCAAATCATAGATAGAAATAAATCTTATACTTCTATAAATACCATAGGAGTACTTGATGTTATATCAGAAGGACCAATAGAGGGATTTGTTTCTGGCATATATGTACCAGATTTTAGTGGAAAAACTACTGGAGATATTGGCTACAATAGCGTAAGATTTCAACCGTATGAGCAAACGTATTCCAATCCAGAAACAAGATCTATATATTGGAATGATACTCCTATAACAAATTTACAAGGATTTTATAATTTTCAATATGTTAATTATAGATTTGATTATGGAGATAAAAGTAATGATCATACGATATTTAATCCATATATAAATCTTTATCAAGACAGATATAATTATTTTGGCGCAAAAGTTGATCAAAATAAAATCCCATTAGAGACATCTGTAACTAAAGTAGTAGGAACTAGATTATTTGGCGCATATCTTATAAGCGGTTCGACTTATGTTTATTATCCACAAACAATTTATATCTACAATTTAGACGTTTCAAAAATTAAAATAAATATTAAAGTTAATTCTCTTTATTCCAGCGTAATTACTGGTCCAAACGCAGGAGACGTAGAAAGAACAGAAAGTGATTATAGATTTGTAATTTCTAGAGTTTTAAGTAACGGAGAAAAAATAATTTTAGATACTTCCAAATATACCCCTTATATTAAATCAGCTTATTCTAAAACAGACATAGCAGTAGGAGGAAAGATAACTCAACCAACAATATTTACTTTTACTATAAATATTAGACCCTATGCAGAAAATTTTCCTAGTTTTAATATTCTTGATAATCAAATCGGATGGGCAGTTGATGTTTTAAAAACTACTTTAGAATCAGTTGGAGGAACATCTTTTAATAATACAACCATCGATAGTTATACCGAAGTATATTCTGACCGATTCGTGTATCCAGATACTGCTATGGTTTATTCTCAATTTGATGCTAGATATTTCGCTAGTATACCAGAAAGATCATACAAAATGAGATTATTAAAAGTTAAAATTCCCATTAACTATGATCCTATAACAAGAACTTATACTGGCCCATGGAATGGTAAATTTAAAGTGGCTTGGACAGATAATCCTGCTTGGTGTTTTTATGATATTATTACAAATAATAGATATGGCTTAGGCAAATATATGAATACTGCATTAACAGATAAATGGACACTATATGAAATTAGTCAATATTGCGATGGATTAGTTTCTGATGGCGAAGGAGGATTAGAGCCAAGATTTGTATGTAATTTATTAATTTCTTCAAAAGAACAAGCTTATAAAATAGTGAATGATATGGCGAGTTTATTTAGATCAATTGTTTATTATTCGGCTGGACAAATAGTAGTAAGTCAAGATTCACCTAAAGATCCAATTTATTTATTTACAAATAGTAATGTTATTGAAGGCAATTTTGATTATCAAGATGTTTCAAAAAAAGCAAGAAAAACAGTAGCAATAGTTAGATATAATGATCTTACAAAAAATTATAAATCTACCATAGAATATATTGAAGATCGCGATGCGATATTAAGATATGGAATAAAAGAAACAGAAATAGTAGCTTTTGGATGTACTAGTAAAAATCAAGCCAGAAGACTTGGAAAATGGATTCTAACAACAGATAATACAGAAACAGAAACAGTAGATTTTAAAGTAGGTATAGAAGGATCATTTGTAAGACCAGGGGATATTATTAATGTTTTTGATCAAAATAGAAAAATAAAAACTTACGCAGGAAGAACAGTGGAATTAAAAACTGGATATGCAATATTAGATCTACCCTATACTAATTCAAATCTTTATGCTTTAACTGGCGTTAGTAGAAATTTAGAATTAAGTTTATTAACTCCAACTTATAATTTAAATCCTGGAACATATTTGGGCGATTTCTATTTGACTGGTTTTCAAAATTCAATTAATTCAAGTGGAGTAAGTGGTATAAATTCTAGTTTTTTAAGAAGAGAGCAAGTTCAAAAAATATTTATCAATTCTCCAATTAATTCTGTTACTTCTGGCTCTGGGATATATTCTCAAAACATTAGAATTAATTTTTCAACTAGTTTAAATCAAATTCAATATGATCTTCCTCAAAATACAGTCTGGATTATGGATGTAAATCCAAGTGGATATGGAGGGGTTTCTGGTGGATTTGACGTTAGATCTAATATTAATAATTCATTGAATACTTTATACCCAGGATCTAATCTAGAACCATATTTAAATGAACCTAAAAAATATAGAATTTTAAACATAACAGAAAAAGAAAATTCCACATATAATATTAATGCTCTAGAATACAATTTAGAAAAATTTAAAGATGTAGATTCTATTGGTGTTTTGACTAATTTACCAGTTAAACCACCTTATCCATTAACTCCAGATCTTGTGCCTAGAATCATATTCAGAAATACAAATAACGTTATGACTGGATCATATGGAGTACTATACACTACTAATCAAGGCGGAATAAATAGTTTAATGTACGAAATAAAACCAATAAATAATACCCCACAAGATAATTTATTTTATGTATATGTAAAAAGTGGCAGTAATTTTGCCAATCCTTTAATCACAGAAGAAATATATTTAAAAGACGTTGTATCTATGCAAGAGTTAAGAACTGGAATTACTCCTACTCTTTTAGACAGACAACAAATTCCACCATACTTTACTCCTTTATATACTGGAGATTATTATTTTAGAGTTTTCAATACTAATATTCTAGGAGAAAGATCTAATCCAGCTACTGGGTTCTTAAGACTAACTGGACAAGCTTCTGTTACGACAATTCAAGCTAGTAATTTTAATGTATTTTAAATATGAAAACTAAAAATTTAAATTTTAATATAACGTGGGAATCTAAAAGAAAAAATTTTATTGAAAATTTAGATGAATTCAATTTTCAATTTCCAACGTATAATGTAATCATCAAGAATGAAGAGGGTTTATTAATAAATAAATTTAACAATTTATCAAACTATATTCCAAAAATAGAACGAATCTGGAATAGTCAAGATACTGGATATGTATGTCCTCATTTAGAGGTTAGAACCAGCAATTCAATAGCCTCCACAGAATTTACATATGAGTTCTACAACAATTATATTAAATATAAAGAATTGAATAATAAATTGGGATTCTTTAAAAAAATTAAAGCTACAATAGATTATAATGATGCCACCGCTCAAGATTTTGATGTAGATGTAGAATATGATGAAATTAATGAAATAGATAAAAACAAACTTTTTGAAAAAATATATAGAAGCAGCGATTATTTTTCTATCAAAATGTTTTTAAACAAAAATTATATTGAAGAAAAAGAAATAAATTCCTTATTAATTATAAGCGAAGCTTCAAATAAAAATATAAAAAATAAGAAATTACAAAATTTATTTATAGAAAATGTAAAAGAAAAGTATTTGGATATAAATAGTCAATCAGTTTTATTAACCGTCCCATTTATAGAAAGTGATATAGTAGAAGTAACAGAGAATATAAATATAAATATTATTTGCTTAAATAAACTTCAATCTGATATGTATGCGATGCTTTGCGAAAAAGAGTCGCAAGATAATGTCAATATATTTTTAAAAGAATTTTTTCCAAATCAAACATTTAATATTGGTAAAATATATAAACAATCCACTAACAATGAAACAGTGATATTCTATCAAAATTACTTGTATTTATTTAATAATCAAAGCTTAAATTCAAATAGCTTAACTTCAGATTTATCAATTAATGATATTGTATTTAATAGTTATTTCCCACTTTTAAATAAAGATCAAGCCAATAAAACCATATGTTTATCTAACGACTTGAATACAGATGATGTGCTTGATAATAATTATAACCTACAAAAGGGATATTTAGGGTTTTATGGCAGAGATTCGAACTCTTATGAAGATGTGGCAATTGACCTAGATTATCTTCAAAGCCAAGGGGTACTTCAAGCAAAAATCATTGAAATCGAAGAAAATAGCGATACTTGCAATATTTATATTGAGTTTATAACCTCTTTTTGTAATAATGAAAAGTTTTATATAGAAACTAGTAATAATCTAAAATATACCGAAAAATACAAGACAACTATTGATGATAAAGATTATATTACTTTAATATTCAAATATTCTTATACTTTACAAGATTTAAATGAATATTTAGGAGAAAATACTTCAATTAATAAATCGCAAATTATATCAGATAAAGATTTGATTAATTTTTCTGCAAAATTAATTTTATAAAATTAACGACCTCTATATAAAAGGCCACCAGGTCTTTGTTGTTCTGTTATTACTTTTAATACTTGACCTTTTACTTTTTCTGCTAAAATTTTAGTTTCTTGTCTTTCTTTATCTGTTGAATCTCTGTCTTTTGCATCGCTACTGCTACTAGAATCTTCGGAAGTAGCTCCTTCTTTTGTTACATTTACAGTTACATTTACATTATTTGTAGTAGAATTTGTTCCACCATCACCCATATAGCTTGATGAACCAGTAGATCCTACGCCCCCACCTTCAGCAAATTTTCTAATTCTTCCACTATTTAATTCATCAAAGAACTTTTTACCATATAAATTTACAGCTTGTTTTCGCATTATAAATTCTCCGTCCATTAACATAGCTGGAACATCATCTTCACTTTTCCCGCCTTTTGCAAATTTTTTAACTTGACCACCATCTTTAAAGAAAGATGCACCAGCACCTAATACACCAAACCCAAATTTATACCAATTCCCTTGTTCTCGTTTTTTTTGTGCATCATTATATTGATTTTGCATTTCTTGTCTTCTTTTAGTTTCTTCTTGCCAAGCTTCTAATCTAGCTTTTTCTGCTTCAAATTTTCTTTCCCAATAAGCTTTTTCATTTTCTCGATTTTGAGCATCTATATCTTCTACATATTTTATATAATTTAAAAAGTCCATTTCTCTTTCCATTCTTACTCGATTCATTGGATTATTTTCATCCGTAACTGCTTGTAGACTTAATCTTGAGTCCATAGACATTGTTCCTGCTGTTGGACGAAATGGATCATTATATAAAAATGTATTTTCAAATGTATTTTCTAATCCACCACCATCAGCAAATTTTCCAACAGCTTTATTATTTAACATTTCTAAAAAGTTTGTTCCATACTTACTAACTGCAGATTTTTTAATTACATACTCACCACCACTTAACATAGCTGGAATATCATCTCTAGTTCCAGATCCACCTGTAACAGTTCCTCCAGAAGAGTATCCTTTTACTATACCACCTTTATTAAATCCAAATAAACTTCCTAAGTTAAATCCCCCACCGCCACCTCCGCCAAATATATTGCTAGTAGTACCCATCAATTTACTAAAAAGAAGATTGGTACTAAATTCTAGTGCTAATTGCTGTATCTTGTCACTAATATTAAGTGCCATTTTCGTAAAAGCATCACTAGCTGTTTCAGTTCCATTTGCGAAAGATAAGAAAGCATTATTAAATTCACTTTTAATTGTATTCGCAGTATCTTTAGCTCCTAATTGAGCTTGGCGATAGGAATCAGCAGCAGTTTGATCAAATTCATCAAAAAATGCTCCTGCAAAATCTGATAATTTAGTTTCATTAGCTAACGCATTAGCTTCTCTATTTGTTTGTCTTTGGCCTCTAAAGTCTTCTGCAAACATATTGCCTCTTTGTGCGAGGGTTATTCTATCTTTTAATCCTTCTAAAGCTCTATTATATTGATCTTCGTTGATTTGTCTAGAGTCTAATTTTGCTTTTAATTTTTCTTCTGCTATAGTTAATTCATCTATAACTTTATTTCTTGTATCTTCATTTAAAATACTTGTTGCAACTGACATATTAAGATCATTTTGATTTTTAGCTAACATTTTTGATGGATCATTTTGTAATGCAAATGTTTTCTTATAAAAATCTTGAGCATCTTTTGCGTTTAATGTTCCATTTTTAAAAGCTAAAATATATTGATCAACAGTCGAAATTCCACTTTTTAATAAAGCTGCAACTTTTTGTTGAGTATTTTGAATATCTTTTAAATAATTTGTTGTTGTTTTAATTATTGCGCTGGCGGCTTCTTGATTTAAATTGGTATCTTTTGCTTTTTCTCTTAGTTTTTGAAATTCCATTCTTGACTCATCTGTAGCTTGGTATAATGGTTCGACTGCATTTAAAAATTGATCTAAATTTAAATTCAATTCTTTAGATAATTGTGCTCTTATTTTTTCTGATTCAACAATGCTTTTTTCTGATTCATTTTGACCATCTAAATATTTATTATAACCAAAAAGTAATGAAATAGCCTTTTCTGATAATGAACCTTTTTTATCAGCTCTTGCAGAAAATTCTTGTTCTTTTTTCAATTGAGGGTCTAGTAGATCATTTATTTGTTTTTCTTTTGCGGCTCTCTCTTCTAGAAGACCTTCTAGTGTTTTAACTGTTTCATTTATTTTATTTTTATTTTCTGGGCTTTTTGCAAATTCTTGCAATATATTCTTCCCAGATGGGGTTTGTAAACCAGTTACTGCTTTGCTAATACCTACCGCAGTATATTTATCTTTTACTTCTTTGTTTTTTACATTTTCTAATACGGCTTGTGAAGTTAAATTTGATACTTCTGCTGCTTTTTTACTTAAAGCTTGATTTATAATATATCCAACTTGATCATAATTTTGATTTTTAATAGATTCTAACAATGAGTCTGCAAATTCTGGACCAATTTTACTTAAACTTGAAGAGATTTGATCTTGAATATTTCCTAAAGCTTCTATTTTTTGAGTATCTGGTAACGCAGAAGCTTGAACTTCTTTGTATTTTTCAACTAATGGTATAATCTGATTTACCGATGTTGAGGTACTATTGAATTCATCTTGAAGATTTTGTATATCATTTTTAAGTTTATCAAGATCAAGTCCTTTTAACCCTTCGAAATATTGATATAAACCTAATCCAGCTCCAGCAGCTGCACCTCCTACTGCTCCAGCTGGACCTAGAGTTGCTCCCGCAGCAGTAAGACTTAAAAATGTACTAAATGCATCTATGCCAACTTGTAATTTTTTATTTCCTTGATTAAATTGACTTACTGTTTGAAGAGCTATTGGTAAAACTAATGATAAAGCTAAACCTGCGTTACTTAATTTTTCAAAATTTGTTTTCGCTTTATCTATTGAAATTGTAATACCTTTTGTGCTCGCAGCATATTGAGATGTTCTACTTTGAAGAATTTGATTAAATCTATTTTGACTATCAGCAGCTAATCCATATGTGGAACTTAATTTTTTAAGATTAGCATTTGCTTGGTCAAGTGTTATTTCTTGAGTTCTTAATTTTGCTAATATTTTTCCAAATTCTGCCCCAACTTCTCTACTTGCAGTTGATATATCAAGTGCCCCTAAACTTCCAGGATTAAATGATAATCCTGCAAAATTAGGAATAAATCCAGCTGCTGCGCCAGCCATTTTAGCTTTTGATCCATATCTTTCAATACCTTGACCAAGACCTCTAGGTTCATCTTTTGTATTATAAACTCCTAAACCAAGTGGATTAGCTGAAGATGTTAATCTTGAGTCTTTTCCAATTCTTATTCTAGAAGTGGATGTTCCAGCTGCAACTTCTCTTCCAATTGCATTATCTAATGCTGTAAAATTAGGTATAAAGCCTGAAGCGGCTATTCTTGGCTTTGGTAATTTTGGATCACTTCTAGTAATAGGGTCTCTATAAGCTTTATCAATTATTTCTCTTGCTTGCTCGCTTGATATTGTTCTTTTTGCATCTGCTCTTAAAACTGCTGGAGTAAATCCAAATTTACTATTAAAAGCAGTAGCTGGAGGAGAAGCTTCTTCAAAATCAAATGGTTTTTGAGAAGCATTTTGATCAAACGCCTTCTCTAATGAGCCACCTCGTTTTGTTCCTAAGTTAACTGCAGCTTCAAAAATTGATCCTTCCGCTCCTGCTGGGAAAAGATTAACTCCAGGTTTTCTAGTATTAGATAAAAGTACTGATTTAAATTTAGGATCTGGACTTAATGGACCAAAAACATCATTCGCAAGTTGAGCGAGTGGATTATAAAATAATTCATTAATTTTTGTAGAAAAAGAACTTTTATCTTTAATTGTACTATTCTTTAAATCTTCAAGTGTTCTAGCTTGAATTCCTAAAAATTTTACTGATCTTGGATCTTTTGTATAGCCCAATGTATTAAACTTAGTTTGAGCATCTACAGTCCCTCTTCTTCCAGCTACTCCAACTATACCTAATTTACTAGCATTATAAGTGACCACTTCTCCTTTTGTTTGTGCGGTTTTTTTAGGATCTGTTTTAATGCCTTCTATTTCTTTTCTTACTTCTGGAGTTATTACGTAATTTCTTTTTATAATTAAATCTTCAATATCTAATTTTGAACTTCTTGCTTCTGTGAAAAGTTTTTGAGCTCTTTGAAATGGGCTTATAGCAAAATTAGGAACAAAACCTTCGCTTGCATAAGGATTAAATCCATGAGCACTAGAAAATTGTTTTTTATAATTTTTTCCAGCTTTGCTACCTTGAGGTGGCATAATAGCTGGCTGAGTCATTCCTGGAAAATTCTTAACTGTTTCTGCGCTATTATAAGTTATATTTCCTTGTCCTGGAATATTCATTTTTTGAATATTTCCTGGGATGTATCCTCCAGCTAATGCACCATAAATTTCTTGAGCACTAAAATTAGGAATGAAGCCACCACTTTTTACTTTTAAAGAACCACCCTTAGACGTTACCCCACGAGCAACCAAATTACCAGCAATACTTGTAGATATAGCTGCTGCTCTTTCTCTTTCTAATGTTTGAAGCTTTATAATACCTAAAATTCTATTTTCTAATTCTAAAACGCTAATTTGTTTATTATATATTGCAGCTACTAACGCTGGTTCTTGAGCAAGAACTTGATTTATCTTAGCTTGAATTTGAGCTCTTTGCTCTGCTTGAGTATTTACGCTTAAAAGTGTCTGTAAAGATTGACTAGCAAATTTTCCTAAATTTAATAATAATTTACCAAAAACAGCTGTTAATAAAATAACTCCTGGACCACTTATAAATGTTCCAATTCCTTCTAATATTCCTTTGCCAATTTTACCACCAACAGTTTCACTGTCAGTAGATAAAGATTCTAATCCTTTATTTAATAATTCTAATGTACCCTTAAATGTTGGTCCTAAACTTATTTCTCCAACGCTAGCTGAAAGTTTAGTTAAATTTTGAAATGTTTGATTAATTAAAGCTGAAAGTGTTTGATTTAAGGCTTCATTTCTTTGAATAGCTTGGTCGGTACTATTGCTTGCTGTTTGTAAAGCTCTATCATAAACAGAATATTCTTTTCCTAAATCTGCTAACGCTGCTTTTAAAATGTTAATTTGAAATACGCCACCAACAGTTTCTGCAACTTGAGCTTTTTGTGCATCAGCTAAAGTATTAAATGTATTAGAAAGATTAGATAAAACTTGAATTGCAGGTAATGTATTTCCTTCTAAATCTCTAACTCTAATTCCTATTTGTTCTAATTGATCAAGAGTATCTGTTCTTTGTATTCTTGTAAAAATAGTTTTTAAAGAGTTACCAATTACCGCTCCACCTCTAGCTGTGGTTTGCTGAACGCTAGTAACAATTGCTAATAATTCATCAAAATCAACTCCTGCGTCAGAAGCAGACGATCCAACTCGTTTAATAGCTTCTGCAAGATCACCACTACTAACTGCGAAAGCGGCATCAACATTTGCTAATTTATTAATAATAATTGTTGAATCTAATCCAGCTTTACTAAAACTATTAATTGCTGCGGTCAAAGCTTCTACGGAACTTACCGTATCTAGTCCACTAAGACGAGTTAATATTAGTGCGTCTTGAGTTCTTTTTAAAGTTTCTTCTAATCCTAAGCCTTGACGAGAAAGTTCGGTAGCAGCTTGAGCAACAGCATCAAAAGTTTGGCCTGTATTTTTAGCAATATCAAACAAACTACTTCCAAATTGATCTAAGGTTTTTGTGCTTACATTCAATATAACATTAATATCAGTTAATGATTTTTGAACATCTATGGTACTTTTAACTAATGAAGTGAATGCTTTTTCTACAGTAAATATTAAACCCGCACTTGCGCCGAATGCAATAACACGAGCATTTGATGCGTCTAATGATTTTTGAAATTCATTTGCAGCACCACTAATTCGCCCTAAAGGTTGAGTAAAGGCTTTTTCATTAAATCCTTTGAATTTAAAATCACGCGACAAGGCGCTTTGAATATCTCTTTCGAGTTGCCTTGTATTTGCACCTACTGAAATTGTAGCTGAAGTCCTAGCCATACCTTATTCCTTTACTATAAGGAATTACACGAAATATTATTAATTATGATAGTATTACCTGTTAGACTCCATGCATTTTCATTAAATCTTCCATGCTCAAAACTCCACCCTTTTTCTGTGCTTCTTTGTGTAAACTAACACTATTTTCATCTTTTCCAATTTTTGCTAAGTCTTCTTTTTTAGCCCCTACTATAGAAGTAGCAATTGCTCCTTCTGTTTTACTTGAACTATTTTCACTTTTAGTTAAGACTTCTTCAACATTTTTACTGCTTTCTAGCCACTCTATAAGCTTTTCTGGATCTTCATAGTATTCATTTGCTGGTTTATGTTTAGCCTCAGATAATGCGTTTTTAAAGTATCTAGCGTATCCAAATATCTCCATTTGATAAAATGTCAAATATATAATTGGTTTTCCATATAAATTGTAAGCATTTTCATCACAAAGATTAAATAAACTAAGATAATATGACGAAAGAGATATTTTCTTAAGATTAGTTTCTACGAAATTTTTATTTATATCATTGTAGATATTCAATATTTCTGATATATCTTTATTTTCTAATTCATCAAATTCTTGTTCAGAAAAATACCTATCTTTTAAATTTTTATCTTTAAATAATGAATTAAACATATAGTATTCATTAATCTTCTTATTGGCATAATCCTCTACAGTAAAACCTAATAGATCTTTTCTTTCTACCGTTAAAGTTATTAACTCTAATTTTTTCTCGTCAATTTGTCTATTAAATTCATTTATATCATCACTTTTAAATAATTTAGATTTGGTCTGTCTAAGAGTAGATATATCAGATTTTAATTTTTTAATTTTTTCATTACTTTCTTTTGACCAAATACCTTCTAAAATCAAATACTCTTCTTTTTGATCTTCTGTTGGAAGACCATTTCTTTTAGCTTTCTCTATAAACTCTTGCTTTAAATGATCTATTTCACCAGAATCAAAGCTAGTATTATGCTTGAAATATAATTTATTGCTCTTATAATAAGATAAAGAATAACCCTTTAATATATCAATAAACAAAAGCCTTAATTTGTTTTTGTCTAAAGTTTGCAATCATTATTCCTTTTATTCTTTTGCTTCGCTACTTTGTAATGTATTAAGAAGTTTTTCGAATTCTTCTTGAGAAGCAGCTCTGCCAATATACCAAAAACTAATCAAATAAAGAAGCTTTTGTATAGCAATTTTTTCTACTCCAGATTCAGATTCTTCAATTTCATCGTATCTTTTAAGTTTATCTTCATAAGTTCCATCTTGAAACAGTTCTTTGAATTTTTTATCATCGCCTTGAATAAGACTCAATTGAAGAACCCACCACATAATGGTTTTATTTCTAGCTCTATTCTCTGCGGTTTGTTCAAAAAGATTAGCTTGCGCCATTTCATATCTTTGAAGTCTTTCTCTGGAAAGATTCATTTTTTCAATAACATTTTGAATTTGCTTTTTCTCTTCTTCTGTTCTAATAGCCTCTTCTTTAATAGACAATCTTTGAAATTCAGTTTGCAAATTAAAGAATTCCAAATATAGATCATTATACTCTTTTTGTTCTTCGTCACTTAAAACTCCCCCATCATTATTAAATCTTTTAGCTAATAAGGCGCGAGTTAATAGTCCAGCCTTAATACCTTCTGAGAGTCTAACTCCATAAAATAACTCTGCTTCATCAAATAAACTTCTAGTTGGTTTTTTGATAGCTAATTTAACTGGAACTGTACTTTTAACCTTGGAAGTAACTTTTACTTCTTCACCTTTTTCATTAATAGAAACATCTACTTTTTCAATTTCTTTTTCTTGATAAATATCAAATTCAAACATTGTTTTCATCTTTTTCTCCATTATTATTAACTAAATCTTGTAAATAATTTTTAATTTTACCATAGTAAACTACTCCACCAATTGTTTTAATAAATTGATGTTTTTTGTTATCATCCCAATTTTGATAATTTTTAATAAAATTGGGATTCTTAAAGGTAGTTAAACTTGCTTTTAAAATTCCAAAGTTATCTTTTAAGCTTTTTTGTATGCTTTGTACAGAAAGATTTCCTTCAATTATCTCATCTATAGGAAAATTATAATTTAATTTCTTGGTTTTCATTTGAGCGTTATGTTAATTTTACTGAAATTTTCTTCTATCTCTCGTACTGCATCATTGGCATTATCAAGGATTCTTTTGCGTATTTTTTGATAAGTTTCATCATTTATATTATAACCAGAATCTCCTAAATCTTCAAGAATAAAAAAGAAATTCTTATATATATTTGTAATCTTTCTCTTTATCTGAAAAAGAGTCATATCTTTTATAGGATCGTTTTCCATAATCTTTTACCTTTATCTAACCCTTACCTTAACTTGAATTACACAAAAAATAACCCCCACGAGAACGTGAGGGTTATTTTATAACTTAATTTATGTATTATTTATTAGAATTGTCCGTTGATAAATAATCCGTTAGCTGTGTCTTGTGGACCACCAACTTGAGCACTGAATGTAAGGGTAACAGATTTATTGCTACCGATATCAGAACTATATTCTTGACTATCTAATTTTGCACCCTTAAGGATGAATTTTGCCATAGTTAGAGTAGAGTCAGATGGACTCTTGATTGTGATTGATGGATTATATTTGGCTGAATCATCAACTACAAGATTAGCTAAATTTCCTGCATTCATTGTTGTGACTTGAGCATCAACACTTAATGTTACTGTTAATGGGAAGTCAATTTCTCTTGTGAATGCAAATTTATTTCCTAATCTTTGAATCGGTGTACGTCCTAGATCAAAGCTCAATGTGTAACTTTGAATGTTCATTGTATCAACATCAACTCCACTAGCTAATGTATTACTTAATGATAATGTAATATCTCCTGGGCGTAGAGCACTAATTGCGTTTCCACTTCCAACTCCAATATTTTGAACAGCTTGGGCTAATTGATAATAATTTGACAAAGCTTGTCCGTTTATTGGATTAACAGCGGGAACATAATTTCCACTTATTCCATTTTGAAAATTCATATTCAAACCTTCAACATTGATAGTTGTTGTTGGGAAATTGCCAACAGAACCTTCTGTGGAGTAGGATGTTAAGAATGCGTTACCGATTCCAATAACTCCGTTATTTGCAGAAGAACTATCTGTATATCCTACTGTGTCTGTACCCTCTGGAGTTGTACGAATGAAATAATTTCTTTCATCTGAAGTTTTATTCAAAAATCCAGAAATAGCAGAAATAGCAGAATCAGTGCTTCCAGAAGCAATTGTGAATCCTAAAAGATTTTCATTAGAAAGATTTGAGTTAATATAACTAAAATCTAATGATACCGTTGGATTTGTTAAAATTACACGATCAATAGCTGCTAGTTGTCCGAATTGATTAACATCTGTGCGATCTACTGTAAAGCTGTAATTAGCTGTTTGAATTCTTTGTAGCTGTTTAACTAGGTTTGTATTTTGATCTGGTGTATTAGTGCTTCCACCAATTCCAGGTGTGTATGTTCCATAGTGGTAACCTGTTGCTGGAGCTGGTCCAGCGTAAACAGCTTCTGATTGATAAATTATACGATTTCTTGGCATATTAGTTATTCTCCATTTATTGTTATTACACTGATTTTTTTATTTTTCCTACTTTTTTATTGCCTTGGGTATCTATTTTTTACTACCTCGAAATCAACAAAAGCAGAGTATACATTTCTATTTAAGCTATTGGTAGCATTAAGTAGTCTTGTGTCAGTTTTAGTAACATTGACTTCATTAATATACAAATAATCATCTGTATTAGCTTTATTTGCTGTATATTTAATGTAATTGAAATTATTGCCTGAAACACTTACTGATCCTAATGAATTAAAGGGCATTTCATTTGGATATATTAATGGTATTAATTCTCGACTAGTATCTCTCATTATACTTGTTACAGCATCAAGGCTAAATACACTATCAGATAATATAACAGCTCGAACATTACCTATTGTTTGATCAAAACCTCCAAAAGCAAGAGGTTTATTTTTACCACCTTGATATTTTAAATATATAACAGGATATGTTTCAGAGCCGATTGGCAATCCAGTTGGATTTTGATATGTTTTAGGGTTAATTTGATATTGAGTCTCGAATAATAAATTTTCTTCTGTTTTACTAGTTAAATATATATTATAATCTTTAACAGCATAATTGCCACTCAATGCTGTTGTAGGATTTGATATTGGCTGACTAAAATATAGCTGACCTTCTGTAGCATTAATTCCACTTAAATTATTTTGACCAGGAGTTATAAAAACTCCATTTAAATAAATTCCACTTATAATATTTGCACCACTTATAGAAGAATCTATAACCATTTGCTTTAATGGTGCGCCATAAGTATAATATCCATATATCATATTTGAGAGTGGGTAAAAGACGCTTTGGTAATTAGTGTAAGCTTGACCATTGGTTACTATTTTATTATCTAACCAAAGTAACATGCTAGTCATTAAAATATTATCAAATTGTGGAATCATTTTATTTTAAATTTTTTATAAATTTGGTATAAAGCTCTGTCATATATTTTACTGGTCTATACGCAGCAACTCTAACTTTATTTTTAGATTGAATTCCTCTGCCAGATCTGCTGGATGGAAAAACTAATCCATAAACATAATAACCAAATCCAGAAATACCATCTTCTACTCCTTTAACCCAACTTCTACCACGCTCAAAAGGAAGAGGTGTTTGAGATTTTATTTCATCTAAAGAAGGAGTAAATACATTAAATTTTAATTGAAAAGTTTTTTTATCAAAAATTGATTTTTTATCTAAAAATGTATTTTGTTTAATTAAAGCAGTAAGATCATCAACTGGTTTGTCTTCGCTATCAAAACCAATAAATGCAAAAAGATTTTCTTTTCCATTTAAAGTGTTACTAATATTTTCTCCATCTGGACCACTATCTAGCTCTTTAGATACTGGATGATCTTGTATCTCGTTTATATATTGATCTAAATTTTCTTTTAAAATTTCTTGAGCAAAAATAACTGCTTCTTTTTTTAAAGCTGCTTCATATGAACTTGCAATTTCTTGTTTAACTTGATTGAAATTAATTTTAGCAGCCATATTATTTTGTTTGCTCCAATCCATATACATAGTATGTATTATTTAAATATTTTTTAATAATATCTTCCGTGATAACATTCCAAGTTTTTCCATCAAATTCAAGTTTTATAGTTCTTCCATTTGCAATAAAGTCTCTTGCATCTTGCTTAACTTTTAAAGTAACATCTCCTCTTGCAAAAACTAATTTTAAATCACTATTAACTGCATCTACATCTCTAGAATTATTATAAAAAATTCTTCCATTAAAAATTCCAGTTACAGGAATATAAGTAAAATTTACTGCATCCGAACTAGATCCATAACCATATAATGGTGCACTTTGAATTTGATCTACTATTCTTATTGGTTCTTTATGAACAATAAAAGACCTAGAGAAATAAGTAAAAAAATTATCATAATCTTGCGAAAATTCTGCCGCAGCTGTTGAGTTTATAAAGCTCATAAAATTATGCTGAATACCAAATTGTTCTTATATTATAAAATGCATTTCTATAAAGTGGATCATAAACCCCTGGAATAGTATCGTCTCCAGCGACTTGAAGTGGGAAACTATTATTACCCTTATATTGAGTTACTAAATCTTTTAATTCATCATACTCTTGTTTTCTAACTGATATGTAGCTTTTTAAGATTTCATTTTTGTTAGCTTTTTGAACGCTACCAATATCGTCTTTAATTGTAATAAAGTCTGTTGCTGCTAAACTTCCTGTACTTTTGATTCTAAGGTCAAAAAAATATACAGAATACATTTTTTTAAATATATATTTTTCCATGTCAGATAAATTAGGAGATATTTCCAGACTTGAGCTATCTACTGAAAAAGTAGCATTAATCATATTATTTAAACCACCAATATTTCTTCTTACCCAAGCAGCAATAGCCGCGATACTAAGATCGCTAGGTTCTCCCAATTCTTCGTATATTTCTTGGGCAATAGATGTTACTGTATTTATAATCATATAATAATAATTACACTATATTTAAAACATTAATTATAGCAATATATCGACGCAGCTGTTCTAACGTTTGTTGTTGTTCCAGTGCTAAATATAGCACATACTACGTTATCTCCGTGAGAAATATTAATTGGATTAGCAAAAGCTCCAGTATAAGTATATTGATTACTTCCAACAAGAGCGGTAATTGCAGAATTTATTATTCCAGTTTGAGGTGGATTTGTGGATGTATTAATAAAATAACCAGTAACTCCAACCAAATTAGTTCCTGGGCCTGAATTCAATAAGCTTATTGAAGCTTTTCTTGCAGCGCAAGGTTCAAACATTGGTATTGATCTATCTGAAAAAGTGGGACTATATCCCGCACCAACATTACTAATATAATTAGCGCCAGCAGATAAATTAGCATTACTACTTAAAAAGTTTATTGTAAATGTATTACTTGGCACATTATTAACTCTATAGGTACCACTAAGTATATTTATTCCAGAAGAATCTATTCTTGCTATTGTGCTATTTTGAGATACTCCTCCAGCATGAAACTCTATAATTTTTCCTGGAGTTTTAGTGCCAATATCCAAATTTCCGCCATCTATATATAAGTATCCATCTAAACCAGATCCGTTAGTAAATTCTGGATCACTATATCCACTATTATTTATGCCAAGATTAATATAATTAGTATTATCTGTTCCATTGTTAGCTGTGATAACTAAATCTGCACTAGCAAATTTACCACTTGCACGATTTTGTATATTAACTTGTAAGTAATTATTTCCGCTACCAACTATTGATAATGGATTATTTAATAATGGTACAGCTGGCGTTCCTCCATTTGAAAAGATTCCAGAATCAAAAAATGTTTTACTTCCAGAAATAGTTTGGTTTGAAGTTGTATTGACTACTGGATATCCATTTATAAAGATATTTCCATCTAAAACATTAATTCCGCTGGTTGAAATCACTACTTTATCTATTGCTGTGCCCGCACCAATATTAGTTGATCTAAATAAAATATATGTTCCTTGACCAGTATAGCCGTCTCTTCCAACCCAATCTTCTGCTGCAATTAATCTTATTGCGGCTCTACTATTTGTAGAATAATTATTTAATCCAGAAACATAACCTCTTGCTTGCAAGTTGAATAAAACATCATCTCTTAACACTCCAGAAAGTCCAGTTGGAATTCCACGGGCTCTTCTCATTAATATTTGAGGCGGATTAATTCCATATGCATCAATTTGTATTCCTACATTTTCATTTACATCTCCACCAATATTTAAACGATAATCAAGATTAGTATCATCATATCCATTACCTGTATAAGCATTAAGACTCATATCGTCTACGAAAGTTTTAACTCCGCTTATAGTTTGTCTATTCCTTGTTAAGACTACATTTGGGGCACTCAAACTTCCACCAATATTTAAATTACCGCTAACATTTAAAGTATTTACTACATTTAAATTACCATTAAAAAAAGCTGCTCCTGATCCTCTTATGTTTCCAGTAACAGTAATATCTTTATCAAAAAATGTATTTGATATAAAACTTTTAGTTCCAAAAATATTTTGATTACCAAAAATTAATACTGAAGATCCACTTAGTGAATTTATTTTTTGATCTAATATTGAACCAGTAATAGCTAAATTAGAAGTTGTGGCGTAAGAGGCAAGATTAATTCCAGTTAATACTGCATTTCCACTTATATAAATAGGATTATTAACATTAATTGACGAGTTTCCTGTTACTACTATATCTATACCTGACAAAAATAGGTTGTCGATACTTGAAACCTTGATGTTGTTAAAGTTTCCAGTTCCAGAAACTCCTATGTTGTTAATAAAGATTTTATTTCCAGAAATAATTTGATTTCCAGTTGCATAGACTACGTCTGTTATTGTTTGAGATGAGGGTATTGCTCCAGTTAATACAGAATTTCCACTTATATATATGGTATTGTATACGTTAATCGATGAATTACCAGTTATTACAATGTCTATCCCTGACAAGAATAGTTTGTCTATGTTAGAAACTTTGACATTGTTGAAATTACCAGTTCCAGATACTGCTATATTGTTAAGAAAAGTTTTGTCGCCAGAGATAAGTTGATCTCCAGTAGTATAAACTATAGTATTTGGTAAAGTAATATTTTCAGCTTCGCCACTTAGTAAAAATCCAGTTCCATTTACTGTAGGACGAGATGCAAAAGTTTTGACTCCAGAAATAATTTGATTTCCAGTGGCATAAACAGGAAGATTTTTGTCAATAATGTGGATTACTGTTGCCATATTTATTCTTTCTCGAAGTACGCTTTCTTATCTTGAATTACACCTTCTAATTCAGATTCATTTTCAACCCAAGTTAGTCTTTCGCAAAATAGTAATTTATCATAAGTCTCCTCGCGCTCTACTATTTCTAGTTTTTTTGTTTCTTGATTAAATTGAGAAAATTTTATTTTTTTAATAGAATCTTTTTCAAAGTAGTTTACTCTAACTGAATTGTTTATGTAAGCGTCTTTGGTTATAAATATATTTTTCATAAGTTTTATGCTGTTGGATCAGTTACTACTAGTTGGTCGCTACTGTTGAAATATCTTAATCTCATGGAGTTTGCTGAATTTTGAAATAATGTTGTATTATAATAGTTATATACATGAGTTGCTGATGTAAAATCTATGGAGCCGAAATTATCTTCACTAGTGTTAGCCTTAAAACCATTTCCTACAGTGTTAGTGTTAAAACTGTTGCCAATAGTGTTATTATTAAAATTTGAGCCAATTGTGTTAGTGTTAAAACTGTTGCCAATAGTGTTATTGTAAAAAAGGTCTCCTACAGTGTTCTCGCTAAAACTATTTCCTATAGTGTTACTGGTAGAATTGTTTCCTATAGTATTCAAGTTAAAACTGTTTCCTATAGTATTAAAGTAAAAATTATATCCAATAATGTTATTTTGAAAATTATTTCCTATAGTATTGTATTGCATAATGTTTTGAATAATATTAACACTGAAATTTGTTCCAATAGAGGAAGCGTACATATCTTGCGTAATATTATCATAGAAATTATATCCAATAAAGTTATTATCACACGTTCTTATACTATTATATCTCATATAATTTTCAATGGTATTATTATGAAAATCTCTAGCAATATTGTTATATTGAAAATCATCTCCAATAATATTTCCAACAAAAGTATATACCGTAGCTCCAATAATGTTATTTTGAAAATTATTTCCAATAGTATTCTGGTAAAAATATGGTCCAATAGTGTTATTTTTAAAATTATTTCCAATAGTATTGGAGTAAAAAGCAATTCCAAGTATCACATTACTATCGCCACCTTCTATTTTTATATCATGAACATTATCTAAATAAAAAGTTCCTTGTGAGGAAAGAGTATTAGTAAAAATTGGTTGTTGAATTCTTGAACCAGTAATAGCTGGTAAGTTTACTCTAAAATCTTCTATACCCGCATCATCCCATAGAGCTTGAAATCCATAACTTTCATCTGTAGCAAAATAAGTTCCACTTTCAGTATGAGGTGATAATGGACTCCAAAAATAATCTTCACTGAAATTATGACCACTATTGCCTGTTACAAGAGAATAATATAACTTACCTGTTGGACCCAAAACGCCTGCTCCAGTTGCTCTAACAACGTCTAATCTATTATATTGATAATTACCAGAATAATTAGGCACAGAACTAACGTCTGGTTTACAGCAATTAACTGTTATGTTTCTCCAATCATAAGGAATATCAATATTTAGAAGATTATCTACTCTTCTATAAATCCAACCTTTAAAGTCTGGTATAGCTACATTATTATTAATAGTTCCCCAAGAATAAGATCCAATTGCATTTATATCATAATAAATTGTGTCTTGAGGATAAGTTTCTGATTGTGCTAAATAAGATATTTTATTATTAGAAAGAGCAGTCACAATAAGAGGCTCGCCAAAAGCTGCTGTTTTTACTGTTTGATCATTTATTGATTGGTTATTCCATTTAAGAACAAAATCTGAAATTCTATATAATTGACCGCTTAATAATCCGCTAATTGCTTTTAAGCCTGTTAAGTTTGAATATGTGGTATTTAAAATTTGATTTGCTCCATTAGCAAAAGTTTTAATTCCAGAAACAGTTTGATTTCCAGTCGTATAAACAATCGTAGTTGGTAAAACTATTGATTTACTATCAACATAACCGCTGAGACTATTGATTTTATTATCTAGTATATTTCCAGTGTTGAAAATCTGACCGCTGAAAATAGAATCTTGTGAATTGACGTACCCACTCAAGGAATTAATCTTATTGTTCAGAGCTGAACCCGTACTAAATAATTGTGCGTCCGTTGCGAAATTAGCATCTAGAGATCCTGTATATCCTGTGAATAAACCGCTTAACGCTATAATGCTATTGTATAAGCTCGACCCACTAGAAGCAATCTGTCCACTAAAAATAATATCTTGTGAATTTACATATCCGCTAAGGGAATTTATCTTGTTATTTAGTAAGCTTCCAGTATTTACTATGATTGGGTTAAGTTCTCCAATCAAAACAACACCAGTACCATTTACGGTTGGACGATTTGTTAAACTAACATTTCCATTTGTTATTGAAATATCTACTCCAGATAAACTTAATATATCAACATTGTTTACATCAAGGGCATTGAAAAATCCACTTCCAGAAACATTAATATTGTTGGCAAAAATTTTATTGCCATAAATATTTTGATCACCAAATGTTAATACTGAAACTCCGCTTAATGAATTTATTTT